TGGGCACAGGAGAACCCGGTGCTCGCCGAGGGCCTCCTGATCGGTCTCGGCGTCGGCGCCGGGCTGCTCGTCCTGCTCGGCGGCATGGCATTGGCCTTCGCTGCGCTCACCGCCGCCGCCGCGCCGCTGGGCATCGCGCTCACGCCTCTGCTGCTGATCGTCGCCGCCATCGCCGCCGTCGCTGCTGCCGCGTACCTCATCTACGCAAATTGGGGCGCGATCACGGCGTGGTTCGGTAGCCTGTGGGCGGGCATCAAGGCGATGTTCTCCAGCGCGCTGGACTTCATCGTCCAGGCCTTCCTCGCCTTCACCCCGCTCGGGCTGCTGATGCAGACCTTCGCGCCGGCGCTGGCCTTCCTGCGCGGTCTCGACTTCGCCGCGATCGGCCGCAACCTGATACAGGGGCTGATCAACGGGGTGGTCGGCAAGCTCGCAGCGCTGAAGTCGACGATAGTCGGCGCCGCCAGTTCGGTAGCCAGCTGGTTCAAGGAGAAGCTCGGCATTCGCTCGCCTTCGCGCATCTTCGCAGGGCTCGGCGGCTTCGTCATGGCTGGACTGGATCAGGGACTTGCCGCGAACACGTCGGGGCCGCTCTCGCGCATCACGGACCTATCCGGGCAGATGACCCGCGCCCTCGCGGTGGGCGCCGGCAGCGTGGCCATGGCGGCGGCGTCACCGGCGGCGGCATCGAGCAGCACGGGCAACGTACCGGCCACGACCGCCAGCGGCGCGCCGGCCACCTACAACCTGCACTTCCACGGCATAACTGGCGATCCGCAGGACATCGCCGACGCCGTCCGCCGCGCGCTGGAGCAGATCGAGCGTGAACGCCGTGGGCGCGGCTTCGGCGACGACGAGAACTGAGGACGATTCCCATGCACCTGATGGCCCTCGGCATGTTCCTGTTCGAACTCGGCACGCTTCCGTTCGAGGAACTGCAGCACAAGATGGATTGGCGCCACGCCCGCGCGCCGCGCATCGGCGCCCGCGACGCCAACCAGTACGTCGGCCCCGGCGATGAGACGGTCAGCCTGTCCGGCGCGGTCTACACCGAACTGTCCGATGGTATCGTGTCGCTCGAAGATCTGCGGGCAATGGCCAATCAGGGCGAAGCCTGGCCGCTCGTCGCCGGCAGCGGCCGGGTCTACGGCAACTTCGTCATCACCGCGATCGACGAACGGCAGGTCTATCTGATGTCTGACGGGACGCCGCGCCGGATCGACTTCGGCATCGATCTGCTCGGCGTCGATGATCCCGCTGCCGTCACCAGCGCGCCGGCATCCACATGACTTACGCGGTCAACAACATCGCCGACTGGCGCGTCACGATGGAAGGCGTCGATCTGTCCGATCGCATCCGGCCCCGGCTTGTCTCCCTCACCCTCTCCGAAAAGCGCGGGGACGAGGCCGATCAGTTGGACATCGTCCTGAGCGATCACGACGGCATGCTCGCAATTCCGCCCGAGGGTGCTGTGCTGCGCCTGCAGCTGGGCTGGCTGCAGGGCCGCGACGTGACGCCGGGGCTGATCGACAAGGGGAGCTTCAAGGTCGACGACGTCAGCCACAGCGGCCCGCCCGATCAGATAACCATCCGCGCTCGCGCCACTGACTTCACCAGCGAGATCCGCAACCGCCGCTCGCAGAGCTGGAAAGACACTACCCTCGGCGCTGTGCTGCAGGAGGTTGCTGGTCGCAACGGCCTTACCGCCCGCATCGCGCCCGCCCTGGGGGCGATCACGCTCGCGGCGGCCGCACAGAGCCGCGAGAGCGACATCGCGTTCCTGCGCCGTCTGGGGCGGGAAAACGACGCCATTGCGACGATCAAGGACAAGCACCTGATCTTCGCGCCGAAGGGCGCCGGGCAGACCAGCACCGGCGCCGCGCTACCCAGCCTCACTATTCAGCGCAGCGCCGGCGACCGCCATAGCTGGCAGCGCCAGAAGCGGGACGGGCAGGAAGGCGTGACCGCCGTCTGGCGCGACAAGAAGGCCGCGAAGCATAAGCCGGTGACGATCGGCAAGGCCGAGGGCGCCAAGAAGCTGCGAAAGGTGTATTCGGACGAAGCCTCGGCGAGGCGTGCTGCAGCGGCGGAAACAGCCCGGTTGAAGCGCGCACCGGCTACGTTCGACATGACGCTCGCGCTCGGCCGGCCCGATGCCTACCCTGAAGCTCGCGCCGAGGTAGTGGGCTTCAAGCCGGCTATCGACGGCACGACGTGGCTGGTTTCAGAAGTAACGCACCGGCTCGACAAATCTGGCGGCTTTATTTCCGAGGTAAGGATGGAGAGTGTGCCGTATTGAGTTAATTTTGTAAGCTATCCCAAATTACGAAAACCTTGTACGATTCATAATTTACATAGCCCGAAAAGATCAACAAATATGGGCTTTTCAATCGCTTTAGTTTCACTTAATCTTGGGTTATATTCTAACGATTGGCGACCAAAAGGGGATGGGGATGGCGCTTTTGGACTTCGAACGATGGGTGACTTCGGCGCCCATATCCAGGCGTTCTCCTGATGAATACACTCAAGATGTCAAAAACATGTGGGCGAGCGTAGAGAGTTACGATGCACCTGTGGAAAAGTCATGGTCGACCTCGTTGTGGGAGATGTTGTCCAGGCAGACGTCCCCTTTGGTAGATGAGGCATGGACAGATAACCAAACCGCACTGTCTATGATGCTGAAAAATTACCTCCACTCTACGGATGGTCACTTCTTTACTTACTTTCTGAATGGAATACCTGTCGGGGTGATGACGCTTAAGGACCCCGCAGGCGCAAACTTTAAGGTTCGCCACATAGCGACGCATTCAGCGGTCAGTGGCGCCGGCGGTTCGATGTTCGAGTACGCTTTCTATTTTGCGAGACAAAATAATTGGCCGGAGAGGATCGAGCTAAGCCCACTCAACCACGTTGCGAGAAGCGCCTACAAGGCGTTAGGTTTCAAAACGATCGAGGACGGAACAGGATACATGGCGCTAGATCCAGCCAATTCGGATGGGAAATGGGCATCGGTCTCGGGCAACTGGCGGTTGGCTAAGTACGCAGGGCAGAACTACGTTACGTGAACCGCTTCAGCGGGAGCTCCGTAAGGCCCCCTGATCACATCTTGCGCACGGTCGCGACGACGCGGCCGAGTATGTACATTTCATCGTCGTATGCGACCGCAGACGAGACGCTGGGATTATCCGACATCATCTCAACGCCCCCGCTCGCGAGGGGACGCAAGCGCTTTACGGCTCCGCAGCCGGCATAGCTGATAGCCCATACCTTCTCGCTCATATTGAGATTTTGCTGTGAACAATCGATGAGCAACAAGTCTGAATCTCGCAAGGTCGGCTCCATCGAGTCGCCAACGCCCTGAGCGAAGAACAATTTGTCTGGCGATGCGCGGGTGTAGACGCGCAGCCACTCGATCGGAAAATGGCGGATGGTCTCCGTCACCGGAACGTCGAGATACGTGAAGCCCATGCCCAACGTGAGGTCGAGTTCGCGGACACCAACCAAACCGAGTTCAGCGGCCACATCATCGGTCGAAGGCGCAGGCACATACCCTTGGCTCGGATCATCCACGTCGCCCGTCAGATATTCCGCTGTCGTTTGGAGTGCGCGCGCGATCTTATGGATCTGGGAAGACCCTGAGCTGATCCCCGACTCCAGCTTTCCAATAGTGGCCTGAGAGACGCCCGCCTGCTTCGCAAGCTGGGTTTGGGAAAGCCCCAACTCCGTTCTTCGGGCCGCAATCCGTTCGCCTGTGCGCATAAACCTTAGATATTCCATCGGGAATAAACAGCTACCATCGATTTGCCCTTGACCAATCTATTCCAATTAGAATAACAGGCGTTATGTCAAACGCTGTTAGCCCCCAGGAAGCCCTTCAAAAGGCTGTCAAAATAGCTGGATCACAGTCTGCGTTTGCCCGCATTTGCGGTGTCCGCCAGCCCGCCGTGTGGAAGTGGCTAAATGTTGGCAAGCCGTTGCCGCCGCATCACGCTTTGGTCGTCGAGGCGAAGACCGGCGTTTCCCGGCACCTGCTCTGCCCTGACATATATCCAATCTCACTTCCTGCAGGCGTCACGACCACCGAGCAGCGCTCTTCCAGCCCTATATCAGCCATACCCACTACCGTCGTTTGCGATCGGTCTGCGAAAGCGCAACGTAAGGGCGTCGCCTGATGACGAAGGTCCGCGCGCCCCTCTCGTTCTCCCTCGCTATCACAACCATTGCCGGCACGATCGGATGGAAAGCCGCTGCCAAGATCACTGGCCGTTCCGTCCGTACCGTGCGCCATTGGAGCGAAAGCGACCGCAAGGGCACCCCGACGCTGGATAAGGCGATCGCGCTCGACCGCGCCTTCGTTGAAGCGGGCGGCGCCTACGCCCCGATCCTCGAATGTTACGCCCTGCAGCTGGATGTCGCCATGCTCGACCCTGTCGCCTGCCGCGCCGCCCTGGCGGAAGAGATTGCCCTGGCGTCGCGGGAGACCGGCGACGCACTCGGCCACTGCATCGCGGCGCTGCAGCCCGGCGCCTCGGCGTCCACCATCTATCGCGCCATTGCCGAGACCGAGGAAGTAGACGCGCTTTGGCCGCGCCTCCTCGGTCGGCTCAAATCACTTCTGCCCGGCAATGGGGTCGGTCGAGAAGCTAATGGGGTGATGAAGTAATGTCCGGTCAACGGGTACAACTCCCACACGTCGACTGCCCGGCCTGCGGGGGCCGCGCATTCGCACAGACAGTGGGCAAGAAAAGCCTCCTCTTCCGCGAGCTCTACTATGCTTGCCGCAATCCGGATGCCTGCGGGCATGTCTTCGTCGTGGAGATGATGGCTACACGCACCACGCGGCCAAGCCGCTATCCGACGCCGCTGCACAAGCTGCCCATGACCGAATGGCGCAAGGCCGCCAACGATCGCGCAGCCAACGACGACGGTCCCCCGCACGAACCGGAATCCAGCGCGACCGTCACCTGACCTGACGGCCGCGCCGAACTGACCTTCTGATCCTGATGCCTTCGAACCCGGCTCGCTTCCGGGAACGCCCCAGCTTTGCCTACTCACCGGAGCCTTCAATGCACCTCCCAGACCATAGCCAGTTCAGCGCGGCGCTCCAGCAGCCCCGCCGACGGCCGGCCCCAACAACCTCTCTCTTCGCCGCATGGCGCGCTGTGTGGCGCGAGGCCCCGGCTGAAGCGCGGCTCGATCTCCTCCGCCTCGCCGTGATGACGCCGGCGATGCTGAACGTGTTCGTGCTGCTGTGGTGGATGTCGCCGGCATGATCCGCTCCACTGAAATCGCCCGCGAAGGCCGCGACGCCGTCATCGCCGAAAAGTTCGGCGACGGGCGTCCCGCCGCCAATCCCTACGACCGCAGGTCGAAGCGCCACGTCTTCTGGCAGCACGGTGCCGAGCAGGCGCGCGCCGTGGCTGATCGCCTTCTGCAGATCGGAGCCTGACCGATGGATATGCGCGATGACATCCGCCGCGCCCTGCTCCCGCTGCTCAAGGCCGACTTCAAATGGAAGAAGGAAACCGGCACCTGGCTGCGCCAGGGCAAGTGCCCGGATTGCAACGAGGCTTCGGTATTCACCCATCAGCAGAACCCATGGGTGCTCAAGTGCGAGCGCACGAATAAGTGCGGGTGGGAAGGATCTGCGCGCGAACTCTATCCCGAGATCTTCGATACATGGTCAAACCGCTACAAGAAGACGCCCGAGAACCCGAACGCCGCTGCTGACGCCTATCTGAGCGACGCCCGCAGGCTCAACCTCATGGGCATGCGCGACGCTTACTCACAGGAGTATTTCCGCGACGATGCGCGCAACGTCGGTTCGGCCACGGTGCGCTTCCCGCTGCCGGGCGGCAGCTGGTGGGAACGCCTGATCGATCAGCCCGGCCGGTTCGATCGAAAAGCCCGCTTCGCCTACGGCAAGTCGTACAAGGGGCAGGCATGGCAGCGCCCCGACGTCTCGATGGAAGACATGGCCAACGCCACCAGCATCTGGATCGCCGAGGGCATCTTCAACGCCTGGGCGTTGGAGCAGGCGGGGCAGCGCGCCGTGTCCGCCATGTCGAGCAACAATTACCCCGGTGAATTCTTCCGGCAGCTGCGCACCCACATCGCGGCCTCGGACCAGCCCTTCCGTAAGCCGCAGATCGTCTTCGCGTTCGATGTCGGTGCCGCCGGCACCAAGGCGACGCGCGAATTCGTCGAGATGGCGCGCAAGGAAAACTGGAGCGCCACCGCCGCACAGCCGCAGGAGGAAGACGAGAACGGCAAGGATCTCGACTGGAACGACCTCCTCGGCTTCGACAAGCTGACCGAGAAGCACCGGGCCGAGTACCTGTGGAACGGGCAGGTGCTGCTCGCCCAGACAGCACAGGACAAGGCCTACCTCATCTGGGAGAAGCATCGTTGGAACAGCTTCCACTTCACCTTCGGAAGCCGGACCTACTGGTGCTCAATCGACGTCTCCATCGTGCAGGAGAAGATCGACGAATACCGCAAGGGCGTGACACGCGTCCTGGGTGAGATCGACAAGGACGAGGAGGCGAAGATTCGGCAGGAGGCGTCCCGCGAGGCGCTATCCGTCGAGGAGATCGCCAACTGCGCCTTCCGCGTCCTTTACCGCCAGCATGACGAAGCGACCAAGGAAACGCGCTTCTGGGTCAACATCTCATACCCCAGCGGAAAACGGCCATCCGCCAAGGGTGAGTTTTCCGGCGGGCAGCTGCGCAAATCCAGCAACTTCGAAGAACGGCTGTTTGACTACGGCGGCGTCTGGACGGGCAACGCCCACCAGCTGACCCGCATCCTGCAGCAGCAGACGCCCGACCTGCCCGACGTGCGCCCGCTCGGCTTCACCGGCTACTGCCGCGACGCCAAGGCCTACGTCTTTGGCCCGATCGCGGTCGCGGGTGGCCGGGTCTACAAGCCCAACGAGAACGATTTCTTCCAGATCGGCAAACTGGCCCTCAAGCTCGGCACTTCGGAGAAGCTGCTAGATATCGACTACGATGCCGACCAGCTGGATGTCTCCTGGCTCCCGGATCTGTGGACCGCCTACGGCGCCAAGGGCATCACCTGCCTGACGTTCTACTTCGCCTCGCTGTTCGCCGAACAGGTGCGCGCCGAGATGAAGAGCTTCCCCTTCCTCGAAATGCACGGCTTGCCCGGCACCGGCAAAACCACGCTGGTCGAGTTCCTGTGGAAGCTGCTCGGCCGCGAGAATTACGAAGGCTTCGACCCTGCCAAGGCCACGCCCGCCGCGATGGCGCGCAACCTGGGAAAGGTGGCGAACCTGCCCGTGGTCCTGATCGAGGGCGACCGGCGCGAGGAGGCGAACCACTCCAAGAAGTTCGAGTGGGAGGAACTCAAAACGGCCTACAATGGCCGGTCCGTGCGCTCACGCGGCGTCAAGAACAGCGGCATGGAGACGTTCGAGCCGCCGTTCCGGGGCGCTATAGTCATCGAGCAGAACGAGCCGGTCAACGCGAGCCGGGCAGTGCTGGAGCGGATCATGTCGCTCGGCTTCGACATGGCCAACTGGTCGCCGGCGACGAAGACCGCAGCCGAACGGCTCGAGCAATGGCCTATCGAGAAGATCTCGGGCTTCATCGTTCACGCCGCCCGCCGCGAAGTGGAGGTCATGGCGCGCTTCCGGCAGGCTTTTGCGCAGTACGAAACCGAACTGCTGGCGCTGCCGGCGATCCGCACGAATCGTCTCGCCAAGACCCATGGCCAGCTGCTCGCCTTCCTCGATGCGATCCGGACACTTGTCCCGCTGACCGATGACCAGCAGGCCGAAACCGCCCGCTTCATCGTGCAGATGGCAAGCGAACGTCAGCTGGCTGTCAACAGCGAAGACCCCCACGTCAGCCTGTTCTGGGAGCGCTTCGACTACCTCGAAGAGAACGAGGATCCCGCCGCCAACACCGGCCATATCAACCATCACCGCAAGTTCGAGGATGGCATGATCGCCATCCGCCTGAACGAGATGGAGAGCCGCTGCGCCGACAAGCGCCTGGAGCTGCCTTCCCACGCCGAACTCATCCGCGCGCTGAAAACCTCCAAGGCGCGCCGCTTCATTGAGCAGGCGATGGTCAATTCCCGCAACGACGGCGTCGGCGGTGTCCGCTGCTGGATCTTCCACGATCCGTCGCGCGCCCTTCGCAAATCCTGAAATCGAAAGGACGAACATGCGTAGCGTTCCCTCCTTGCTGTCCATGCTGGACGATCCTGCCGTCCCGGAACCGATGGTGCCCGCCGTGCTGCCTTGGGACTATATCCGGATGCGGCGCCTCGCCGCCGGCCTCACGATCGAGCAGGCCTCCCGCCCGTTCTGGCACCATGCCGAGCACCGGGCCGACGTCGAGCGCAACATGGGCCAGATCGAGACGGTCGGCTTCCGCGTGAAGCGCCTGTGGGACATGTCGCGGGCCTTCCGGCTCAACCTCACGGTCTACCGCCAGCTTTGCGACAGCCCCGCCGACCTGCACCCGCGCCTCTGCCTCGGATGCGGTTGGGACGAATGGTCGACCCAACTCGACCACGACGGCTTCGAATGCACGTGGTCAGCCGCCGACCCCGATATCTGCACCCTGTGCGAGCAGGCGAAGCGCAAGAAGTTCAAGCCGCGCCTCGCCAACCAGCCACCCCATTCAACCCACAACCGCGCCCACCAGCGCGCTGCCTGACCCAAGGAAATCCCATGTCTGAGACGAATTCTACCGAAGACCGCCTGCGTCTGCTGATCGAGCGTGTCGAGCGCCTGGAAGAGGAGAAGAAGGGCATCAGTGAGGACATCAGCGAAGTCTACGCCGAGGCCAAAGCCGTTGGCTACGACGTCAAGGTCATGAAGGTGATCGTGAAGCTGCGCCGCATGCGGCCCGACGATCGCCGCGAAATGGATATGATCGTGGATACCTACAAGAACGCGCTGGGGCTCGACTAAGATGCGCCGCCGCTCATCGGACGCCGTCCACCCGCTCGGCTGCGCTTGCCGGCGTTGTGTCCCGCGCCCTTGCCGCGACCGCCGCGTCGAACTCGCCATCAAGGCCGCCACCCGCGCCCTGTTCCTGATCGCCGCGCTGCTCATGATCCCGTTCATCATCGCCCACGCGCTCGCCAGCGCGAAAGGAGACAATCGATGAGGTTCCTCTACCTCGAACCCGCCAACGACTGGACGGGGCAAACCGTGGAAGAGCGCCTGCGCTTCTGCGCCGAGACGCTCTACACACACCACCTGATCAATCCCCGCCACTTCAACCAGATCACGTCGGGCATCTATTTGCGCGCCGATCGCCAGCGTGACATGCGCGCCCGGAACTGCATGGGCGCCGCCGTGCGGCAGGGCGGTGCTGCATGAGGGCGCTAACCGTTCACCAACCCTTCGCCTCGCTGATTATCGCCGGCGCGAAGCCCTTCGAATTCCGGAGTCGCCGTCCGCCGGCGGCCCTGATCGGCAAGCGTATCGTCATCCACGCCAGCGCGCGGAAGATTCGCCAGCCTTTCGCGGCCGACCTGTTTGTCGCCGTGCGCGACCAGGCGCTATCCTCGATCGTCGCTGCGACGCTCGACCCGGCTAAATCGCTGCCTGTTCTGGCCCGCGCGTGGGAGCCCAGCGGCGAACCGCTGCCGACGTCAGTAGGGATCGGCACCGTAATCATCGGTGAACCCCGCCGCGCCGACGAGATCGCCGCAGATCCCGGCTACCCCCTTGCGGATGACGAACAGGATCTATGGGCATGGCCGATGCTCGATATCCAGCGCTGGCCGATATCGGTGGCGCAGGCGGGTGCTCAGGGCTTCTGGACGTGGACCAACGAGGTTTCAGCATAATGGGCCGGGTGCTTATCGCTTGCGAGCGCTCAGGCGTCGTCCGCCGTGCATTCCTCGCCGCTGGCCACGATGCTTGGTCGTGCGACCTCGCGCCCGCTGACGACGGGAGCAACCGGCATATCCGGGGAGATGTCCGCGAACATCTTGACGATGGCTGGGACCTGCTCGCCATCATGCACCCACCCTGCACGGTCTTGTGCAACTCGGGCGCAAGGTGGCTTTACGTCGACGGTCGGGAGGAAAACGGACCTGATCTCCAGCGCTGGGCCGAGATGGAGGAAGCTGCCGCTTTCTACCGCTGCCTGCGCGACGCGACGCAGATCCCGCGCCGGGCCGCCGAAAACCCTGTGATGCATCGTCATGCTATCCGCCTCACCAAGCGCGGCAAGGTTCAGTTCGTGCAGCCATGGTGGTTCGGCGACCCGTTCTTCAAGGCCACTGGCCTCGAACTCATCAATCTCCCCGCGCTCCGCGCCACTGACCGCCTAGCCCCGCCGAAACCCGGCTCGGCCGACCACAAGGCATGGAGCGCGGTCCATCGCGCTTCGGGCTGGGGCAAGCACGCCGCCGATCGCGCCCGGGCGCGCAGCCAGACCTTCTCCGGGCTGGCGCTCGCCATGGCGTCGCAATGGGGTGCGCTTCTCCCTGATCACGTTGAGCCCGAACAAATCGACCTGTTTCCAATGCTGGAGGCGGCATGAGCGCGATCTCCTGCCGGCGGTGCATGGGCACTCCATTCGCGCCGAGCTATAGGATACCGCCTCGCGAGAAGATTGCGGCCAAGGCAGAAAGGAAGATGGCGGCGTGATAGATCCGCTTTTGCTGACAGAGGCCGAAGCGGCCGACCGTCTGCGGGTCTGCACGCGAACGCTGCGGAAGGCTCGCCACGCAGGCCTTCTCCACTATGTGTTGATCGGCCGCGCGATCCGCTACACCCTGGGCGATCTCGAATCGTACATCGAACTTCTTCGTCAGGTACAGCCAGCTTGTCCGCCCAAGGAACCTACGCGTCGGATCTCGCAGCCTTCCCGAAAGGGCGGAGAGATCGTGCCCTTCACGCAGCGCAACGCGCTTCGGTGAGTGCGTGACGGTCTACAAGCCCAAGGGGAAGCCACACTACCACTTCGATTTCCAGTTCCGGGGACGCAGGTTTTACGGGTCGACCGGGTGCGACACGAAGCGCGCGGCCGAGGCATTCGAGCGCCGCGAACGCCAGCGGGCAGCGCTCCCGGAACTGCAGCGCCCATCTATCTCGCTCGACCAGGCATGCAGCCTGTATCAGGACCATGCCGAACTGCTGCCCAGCTGGGGGACCATCAAGTACCTGCTAGCCAGTCTGATCGACGGACTCGGCGGTGCGAAGCTGATCTCCGAAATCACCCAGCGCGAGTTGCAGATATTCTTCGCTCGCCGGCGCAGCGGACGATCGAGCGCCTCAGTCAACCGCGAGATCGAGAATGCTCGTGCAGTATGGCGGCGCGCGCAGCGGACGAAGTACGACATCGGCGAAATGCCGGACTGGAAACAGCTTCGGCTCAAGGTGCCGGCGAAGCCGCCGCGAGAGTTGGAACTGCTAGAGGAGGACAAGCTCCTGCTGGCAATGCGCAACGACGTGGCGGACGCGGTGGACTTCCTGCTGAAATCCGGATGGCGGCGGGGCGAGGTCCTCGGCCTGTGCTGGGCCGACGTGAGCATTCCCCGCAAGGTGGCGGTGACCCGCATCAAGGGAGGCGACTTCGTCACCCGGCCGCTCACCACTGCGCTAGTCGAAATCATCTCCCGCCAGCCTCAGTGCGCAGATGAGGCTGGCGACCCGATCCCCTTCGTCTTCACCTATATCTGCCAGAAGAGCCGCGCCGCGCGTCGCAAGGGCAGGCGCTATCCGCTGACACCCACAGCGCTACGCAAACCTTTCGCGCAGGCGCGCACCGCTGCCGGCGTCGACAACTTCCGGATCCATGATCTGCGCCACACGCGCGGTACCCGCATCGTGCGCGCCACCGGCTCGCTGGCGGCCGCGAAAGAGGCCCTCAAGCATAAGCGCATCGAGACTACTCTGCGATACGCCCACGTCCTGGACGACGATGTCCGCAACGCACTCGAAGCGAGCGAGTCCCGACATAGTCCCGACCAGAAGAAAAAGAAGAAGCGGAAAGCCTAG